ATTTTAACTATCCTCTGTTTTGGGTAGTTGACCAACCTGCAACGTTAGGAGAAGGGACGTTCACTTGGAATTTTAACGTTTTAGCTATGGACTTAGTGAAGAAAGATGAAAGTAACGAGAATGATGTTAAGTCAGATATGTGTCAGGTGCTGCTCGATTTAGTAGCATATTTTGAACAAAAGACCTCAACGACAAATAATTCAGATTGGTTAAAAGTTCAATTAGTACGTTCGGGAACTATGTCGAGTTTTACTGAAAGATTTGAAGACGAGCTTACAGGATGGGGGATGAATATAGGTCTTAAAATACCGTTTAACTATAACAATTGTAATTTACCAATAACTTAACAAGATGCCAGTAATATTTAACCCTAAAAAAATAAACGGATTATTTTACATTCCATCAGGAGCGACTAAGTCAGAGAGTGCCGCTTTTAGTTATTCTCAGAGCAGTTATAGAGTTGACGAGTCTAATCCTACTCCAACGATTACAGGAGAAACAGGCGGAACGTTTACTTCAACACCTGAAGGGTTAACACTAAACAGCTCGACAGGAGAGATAACTCTTTCTTCGTCTGTTGTTAATTCTTATGTAGTTACTTATACTTTGCCTAGTGGAACGTTTGAAAATCGTTCTTTAGGTATAGAGGCCGCGGCTTTCACAAATACAAGAAGCTTTTCTTTTGATGGAGTAAATGACTACTTTGATACAGGTTTAATTGACTTAGGAACAGAATATAGTATTTCATTTTGGTTAAAAAATGCTACTACACCTTCTGCCAATGTGCCTTTGGGTGAATCTACAAGATATATGTTATTTTTATCAAGTTCGGTTGCATATTGGTATTATGGTTCGGGTAGTTCTGCAAGAGCAACAATAAACGATGCTGCTTATGCTACTGCAATGGCTAATACTTCTAATTTTTCACATTTATGTTTAATTAGAAAAGCGCCTACAAACGGTACTGCTTTATATAGTGATGCTGAAGTATGGTTAAATGGAGTAAAAATTGAAACTTATACAGACGTTTATATAGGTACAACATCAACTAACTTTAATTATATTGGCAAAGCTGGTGGAGCAACAGGGTATAATTATAATGGAAATATTGATGAGTTTGCGATTTGGACAAGTGCTTTAACAAGTGGAAATATAGCTACAATTTATGGTTCGGGAGTTCCAAGTGATTTATCAACATTAAATCCATTAGCTTGGTATAGATTTGGAGAATAATGGCAGATTAAAAATGATTAATTAAAAAAAATATGGCAACAGAATTCATATCTAATAGTTGGCTAATGCCAACCAACGCAAATGCAGAAGCTAATAGAGTGTCAAACTATTCTTTGGATTTTGATTCAGCAAGTAGTCAGTATCTTGAAATAACAAAAACTTCTGCTTATACTGTTGCTTCATTATCTATTTGGGTTAAAATTTCAGGTAATTTTGGAGTTAATGAAAGGCAATCTTTGGCAAGTAATAGTGACTATAATCACGGGAGAGATTTTATGATTGCAGATACACCAACAACAACCAATGAAGCATATATTGCAATGGTAGCAGGAGCAATTCAATATGGTAAAACATCAGCAAGTGGCGGCATACCTATTAATGACGGAAATTGGCATCATTTAGTTTGGACTTATGACGCAAGTGCGGGAACAAGTGCGGCAATTAATATGTATGTAGATGGACAAAATCAATATTCAAATGCTACTTATTCTTCTTATTGGGCTTATGAAGTTAAATTTCAATATTTTGGAAAATTTATTGGGGCTAATGCTTATTTTGATGGTTCTATGACAGAGGTATCAATATTTGATTACGCACTTTCAGCTTCACAAGTAACAGAACTATACGGAACAGGTTCAGCTATTGGAAACCCTATGAGTTTAGCTACAAAACCAGTAAATTATTACCCTTTAGGTAATGCAGCTTTTAACGGAGAATTTTTAGCAAGTAACAACGCTACAGAATTATATGAGAATTATAGTTTATCATTCGATGGTGCAAATGACTATATAACTTTTCCAGCTGATGCAAGTTTAAATATATCAACAGCTAATCACAGTATGTCGTTTTGGTTAAAAACAACAGACAGCGGTATTTGTGTAGTTTCACAAAAATCAGGAACTGAACTTGCGGCTTGGATTCAAAGTAGTAAAATAAAATGGGCAGCTGAAAGTCCATTTTCATCAACAAGCAACATTAATGATGGAACGTGGAAACACATTTGTTTTGTAGCTGATGGTTCAAGTTCTTACATTTACATTAATGGTGTTTTAGATGCAACAGGAGGTTCACAAATAAGGTCATCAGCAAGCGGTTCATCTTTTGCTATTGGAAGTAGACCTGGCTCTTTCCCCTATGAGGGTTTAATTTCAAATTGGTCATTATTTAATTTAGCATTATCAGCAGCACAAGTATTAACCCTTTACAATAGCGGAAAACCTTTTGACCTCAACACCTTTGCAGTAACTCCTGTATCTTGGTGGAGATTAGGAGCTTCAGGTTCATCATTTGATGGCTCAAATTGGACTATTTTAGACGAGATAGGAACTAACAACGGAACTTCAGTAAATATGACACAATCAGATTTAGTTGACGGTGTAGGAGCCACAGGTAATGGTGTTTCTTCGGGAATGTCAAGTGGAACGAACAAGGTGGGAAATAGTCCGTATTCTCAAAATAATGCAGTATCTTACAATATGAGTGTAACAGCTAAATCAACATCAGTACCAACATAATATTAAAATAAAAAAAAATGACAACTTATATAATTATTAATCTAACAGAAACTTCAAAAGTTGACTTTTCACAAGTTAACCAAACATCTGCTCAGACAATGCGAAGAAATTTAGCAAACACACAAGGGTTATTAAGCTACATTACAGAACCAAGTTTTGTAACAAGTGGAGTATTACCGATAGTAGGTGATAAAATGAACCATCAAGAGTGTTTAGAATTAATGGCGACAGCAGCTTGGTCAGAACCGATGCCTGAAGAATAATAATGAATAAAAATAATAACATAGTAATGGAAGACCACAGTTTGATAATGGTAGTTAGCACCTTAGTCGGAGCGTTAGGAATTAAGGAAATTTGGAACATAGTGAAAAAGCGTATGGATATTTCAGCCGCTAAAGAAGAAAGAGTTGACGGTCTATCCTTAAAAGTTATTGAAGAGTTAAAAGATAAAATTTCAGCTTTAGAATTAAAAATTGATGTGTTAATTACTGAAAACACACAATTAAGAGTTAAATTAGCGAAAATGGAAGAGAGACTTATATTAAACGCTAAATCAAAAGCCTCAAGAAAGCGTCCAAGTAGTGGAAATTAGACTCAAAAGAATAGCAGACAACGGAGACACTTCAATCAGTCTATTTTATATAGATGACGAATTTGAATGCTTTGTAATAGAAGACGAGAAAAGAACGAAGAAAGTCTACGCTGAAACTCGTATCCCTGAGGGTGTTTATAATATAGACCTAAGAAAAGAGGGAGGCTTCCATAATAGATACTCTAAGAAGTTTAAAGACCATAAAGGAATGTTGTGTTTATATAATAAACCAAACTGGACCTTAGAAAATAAAGGACTAAAATTTCAGTATATATTAATACACACAGGAAACACAGACGAACACACTGCGGGGTGTTTATTATTGAATGATGTTGTAGACGCTAAAAAGTTTACAGGTAGCTATTCAACACAAGCTTATAAAAGAATTTATCCAATTATTGCAAACCATATTGAAGAGTGTGGACCAATCAAAATAATAGTAGAATGAGTAAATTAAAAAACAGTAAATTAGGGAAGTTATTAGCTGATAAAGCTCCAAAAGTTTTGGATATTGTTGGCGACTTATTACCCGACAAAGGTGTTATGGGAGTAGTGAAGAACTTAATAGACTCAGACCCTGACTTAACACCTGAAGAGAAAGCACAATTACACCAACAGACAGTAGAATTATATAACCTAGAGGTTCAAGACAGAGACTCAGCGAGAAAGAGAGAAGTTGATTTGACAAAAACGGGAGCTGTTGATTGGATGATGAACGTCACAGGTATTATAGGCTTAACTAGTTTTGTCTTTTTAATCATTGCAATCGTATTTATTACAGTTCCTGAGCATAATAGCGAGTTAATGATACACACAACGGGAATAGTAGAGGGAATCGTTCTATCAATTGTCGGTTATTATTTTGGTTCTATTGCTAAAAAATGAGCAACTCAGAAAGTAAGAGAACAACTACGAGAATGAGGTTAAAAGACGATGAGGTTGACATCGTTTCAAACTATAGACGCGTTAAAGAAGAGGCAGAGAGAGAGGGTTTAAACGTTGAGTCAGTTCACAGTGGTTGGATTAAGAACAAAAATGCTTCTTTATACTTTAAACAACCGAACCCAAAAGAAAAAGACTTTTATAAATTAAGTAAAGACTTAATAAAAGAGTTAAAAGAGTTTTCTCCTCAATATCCTAAACTAGATAGAGATAAATACAAAGACCCGCATCTGTTCTTTTGTTCTCCGTCTGACTTACATATAGGAAAACTCTGTAAGTCGTTTAATGCTGACCAGGAGTATAACTCGCAAATAGCAGTAATAAGAACCTTAGAGGGTGTAAAGTCTTTAATTAAAAAGGCTCAAGGCTTTAATATTGATAAAGTTGTTTTATTATTAGCGGGAGATTTGCTCCACGTTGACAGTTTTAAAAATACTACTACAAACAATACTTCGCAGGATGTTGACGGATTGTTCTCAGATAATTTTATGATTGCAAAACGATTAATGGTTGAAGTTATTGAAATGCTTTTACAGGTTGCGGACGTTCACTGTATGTATACACCAGGCAACCACGATTTAGTCAGCGGTTGGATGTTAGCTCAAATACTACAAACTCATTTTAGACACAACAAAAACACTTCTTTTGATGTTAGTTTAAGAATGAGAAAGTATTACAAATACGGTACTAATGAGAACGCTTCTTTAATTGGTAGCTGCCACGGTGATAAGATTAAATTTGACACACTTCCTTTAATAATGGCGGACGAGTGCAACGACTGGAGCAGCTGCAAGTTTCGCTATATGTTCACACAGCACATTCACCACAAATTAAGTAGTAAACAATTTCCAGGAATTCATATCGAGTCGCTTATGTCACCTTCGGAATCTGACAACTGGCATCATAAGAGCGGTTATCAAAGCTCTAATAATAAAGGAATTGAGGGCTTTCTCATATCTAAAAATTACGGTCAAGTAGCAAGGCTGACACATTTATTCTAATTATTTTCTCGAAGTAGCTTAAAGTTTTTTTAAAAAAAGTTTATATAAAGTTTGGTTCGTATTATATTTATATATATATTTACAAACATAAACTTAAAACAAACAACAATGAAAACTTTAGAATTTGTAAAACAAGATATCAAGAATAGCTGTGAAGCATTAGCTAATAATTATAACATAAATATATACGAGTTAAATTTCGGTGAAGTAGTCGGTATTTATTTTAAAAATAATGTTTTAGAGTTTGAATTTAATGGCTACGTTATTTATGATGATAACTTGGCAGAAAAAGACAATATATGCGCACAATTTACTTGCGCTTATAAAACATTTAAAGGTTATATTTCTTCTAAAAAATTACCAATTCAAATTAAAGACACAAATAATGTAACATTAGAGGAAGCTAAAGAATTATTGAAATTTAATACTGATGCAGTAAAAAACACTTTTGACCCTTTTTACCAAGAAAACCAAGCAAAAAGAAAAAATGCAGCAGCTTGGAATTATATATCTAAAAATTGGATTAGTAAAGAAGATACTTTTTAAATAAAAACAACTATGAAAAAACTACTATTACAATCACTAACATTACTCGGAGCTATATATGTAGCTTATAACTTAATAATAATAATAATTTTAAAAATAGCATAATGGTTAGAACATTTTACATACCTGAAGATAAAAGGGAAACAATGACAAAATTCGTAGAGAAAGCTGAAGAGAACGGAGTAAGCTATTCTAAACTACTAGTCAAATTTATGGAGGATTATATTAAAAATAAAAACTAAAATAATGGAAGCAACACCAACAAAGAGAACTTATCAATTTAAAGACCATCACACAGACGTAAAAGTCTCAATAGACAAAAGAGACGGAAACCCAACTATAATAGAGTTTACTAGCTTTAAAACTAATTATCATTTATTAGTAGAGACAGGAGAGTTTATGCAACTTTACAACATAGTAAACAAATTAAAAGAACTGTTATGAGTTGGGGTAGTTATAGCGAATACTTAGAAGAGTGGGAACGTTTTGAAGCATCAAAAGACCTATACGAAGAACTTAGGTTTTTAGTAGTAAGAATCAATTTTAATAAAAGACTTTTAAGCTCAAAGACCTGGACACCGACTCAAAAAGATATCATTACACACAGAGAACGATTTGAAGAGTATCTTGAATTATTTAACGAAATAGATTATAAATTAAAATTAATTAATTATAATTACTTTCCCAAACGACTTAAAACAATAAAAAAATCAATAGTTAAAATCAAAAATTATGACACGCAAAGAACAACTAAACAAGCTCTTCATAGAGTATAATCTAAGTGAAGAGGACACTTTTAAACACTCTCACTATCACATTATAACGAGAAGCGGAATAGACAAAATTCAAGCAGACTCAGGCATCTTAATTGAATACACACTTAAACACTACAACCCTGACACAAAAACCTGTGTAATAAAAGCAATAGGACAACTAAAAGACGTAGTAATTGAAACATTCGGAGAGGCAGCTCCCGACAATAACAGAAACGCTTATCCTGTAGCTATAGCAGAAAAAAGAGCAATGTCAAGAATAGTCTTAAAATTATCAGGACTTTATGCTTTGGGTGTATTTGGGGAAGATGAGTTTAAAGAGGATTTAAAAAAGAAATAATATGAAAGACAACAAAGCAAACACAGACGAAAACAACAACTTTTTAGACGAATTATTTAATAAAATAGATTATGCAAAATTTCAAAATAAGATGTTCGGCAATAGGTCAGATAATGACAAAGCCACAAAGGAAGACCGACACAATATCAAAGACGACTAAATCTTATTGTCAAGACTGGCTAAAAGAGCAAATCTATGGGCGTAAAAAAGAGTTTAGCAGTAAATACACAGAGAAAGGAAATAAAGTCGAACAGGAGTCTCTTAACTATATAGCTAAAAACTTAGATTACAAAGAGATAATTAAAAACGAAAAGAGTTTTGAAAACGACTTTTTAACTGGAACACCTGACGCAATACTTACAGACCACTTAATTGACGTTAAAAACAGTTGGGATTGTTATAGCTTTCCTTTATTCTTTGACGCAATACCTAATAAAGCATATTACTATCAAGCTCAAGGATATATGGCTCTAACTGGCTTAGATAATTATAAGTTAATCTACACTCTTATGGACACACCTGACGAGTTAATTGAGAGAGAATATAAGTTTAGTAATGCTGATAATTATGACTTATTTTGTCAACACTATAAGTATAGTAATATAGACTCAAAGTATAGAATTAAAGTATTTAATATTGAAAGAGATAACGAAGTAATTGAAAGCATTTATAAAAGAGTTATAGATTGCAGAATGTACATAAAATTTGAATTAAATAAATAATTATGGAAGACGAAGAACAAAGAGACTTTTTTGACTTAATAGACGAAGCCTATGACAGACTCGTTGATGAAAGACTAAATAACGGATATTATAAAAACAAATAAATAAACAAATAAAAACAAATAAAAATGAAGAAAGAAGAAACAATCTACTGCGGAAGCGGTAAAGCAATGAACGACAAGTGGTTAAAAGTAACAATTAACCCTGCTAAAATTAAAGACTACATTCAAGAGTTTAACGGTAATAAATTTATAAAATTAAATATAAACGTAAAAGACGAAGCTGACCAATACGGAAAAAATGTAGCTGTCTCTGTAGATACTTGGAAGCCTGACACAGAGCAAAAAGGACAGCCTGTAAAACAAGAATCTGACTCCTGGGAGTCGTCAAACGATTTACCCTTTTAAGTATAAAAAAATAATAGATGACTTCAATGAAAGGGAATTCGATATGGTTTTCAAGGCTTGTTCAAGATTTAATTATTGAGGGATATACGATTCCAGAACTAGCGGAGCAGTGGAACTTAAATGCTGTTTATTTATGTCAATTGTATAAGCCTATAAAAGTAAATCAAATACCAAACTACAAAAGAGAAGCATATTATGACGAGGAGTGGGACTACGGTTCTACTCCGACTTATAAGTGGGAAGACATAAGCAAAGAAGAAAAGTCTTTTTATTACGATAACTTAAAAGCTAATAACTAATGGATTTTAATAGTGACTTTAAATATGACTTAAAACTTGGAAATAAAGGAGAAAATTTACTTTCAAAAATACTTGAATTAAAAGGAAATACTATTGAAGTTAAAACAGACAGAGACGCTATTAAAAACAAATGTACTGGTAATGTTTTTGTCGAATATATGTCAAGAGGTAAACTAAGTGGCATAAGTACAACACAAGCAAAATGGTGGGCGTTTGTTATAAGCAATGAACAAATTATTTTAATTGAAACTAATAAGTTAAAAAAACTTTGTAAATTGAAAACCCTCAAAAAAGTCGCAGGAGGCGACAACAATACAAGTAAAGGAATATTATTACCTTTAAAATACATAATCAAATAAACTAAAACAAACAACAATGACAGATTTACCGTGGTTTAAATTCAATCCTAATCAGTGGCTCACAGGTACAATAAGTTTTCTCAGCTTAGAACAGCAAGGAGCGTTTATGAAAGTAGTGTGCTACTATTGGAGCAAAGAGTGCAAAGTTCCTTTAGAACAATATAAAAGAATAATTCCAAAAGATTATAAAAGCCTTTTAGACGTTGGAATAGTAAAACAAAAAGGCAAAAATATTGTAATAGATTGGTTAGATAATCAATTTAAAGAGCGTAAAGAATCTCACTCTAAAAGAGTAGAGTCAGGTAGAAAAGGTGGGAAGCATAGCTTAAGCAAAGCTCAAGCATTAAGAAAAGAAAAGAACAGAAAAGATAATTACGAAAACGACAACGTCTTAAAAGTATCTGAAGAGGTTAAAAAACTTCTTAAAAAATGATAGTAGAAGACGACAACGCTTTAAAATACTTATACGACTATAAAGACGGTAAGATAAAGCAAGGTCTTAAGATAGATTGTTTGTTGGATTTAAACCTCGTCTTAAAACGCGGTGAGTTTAACCTTTGCCTAGGCCTTGATAATGTAGGGAAGACGTTTTGGTTATTATGGTATTTTACAACACTAGCAAAAAAACACAAATTAAAGTTTATTATTTGGAGTGGTGAGAATAGGTCCTCACAATTAAAAAGAGATATTATCGAAATGTGGTCAGGCACTAAATTAAAAGACTTAACGAAGTTCGAAATACTCAAATATAATAATGAAATAAGTAAATATTTTAAGTTTATAGATAACGAAAAACTTTACAGTCCTATTGATTTGTTTAACATCTTTGCAAAGTCTGACGCTGATGTGTGTGCTATAGACCCTTACACCGGTTTAAATCACGACAGACGAGTTAATCAGTTTGACAGGAACTATAATTTCTGTAATAGTGCGAGAAAGTTCTGTAATAAGACAGGTAAGACTTTGTTTGTAAGCATACATCCACAGACTGAGGCAGCTCGTAGAGTCTACCCTCCTGACCACTTACTCAACGGACATATTCAAAACCCTAGAAAAGCTGACTGTGAAGGCGGCCAGGTGTTCCCAAATAGAGTCGATTCGCTGTTTGTAGTACACAGATTAATATCACACAAGGAACTTTGGCCTTATACAGAGGTTCACGTTATGAAAATTAAAGACCGAGAGAGCGGAGGAAAGCCTACAATGTTAGGAGAGCCTTTAAGATTTGATTTTAACAACGGTTTAGGTTTTACAATTGGAGGCATAAACCCACTAAAAGACACAGAGAATTATGGATGAATTAGAATTATTACTTAGAAAGAACAAATTACATATCTTAATTATAAGAGCAATGCACAACATTGAGAAGGGCAAACCTAAGAAAACTGAATTAGAGGCCTTAGACACTCTAAAAACATCAATGGAAACGATTCACGAGTTAGCTGAACACAATAGAAACTTATTGAAAGAAGTAAGAAAGCTTAGACTCAACAATGCAGTACAGACAAAGGATATAGTAGAATTAAAACTAAAAATAAACACTTTAGAAGAGTGGAAATAAAATAAAAAATTATGAATTACTTATTAAGTCTTTTATTGATATCACATTTTATAGCTATATTGACTGGAATGTTTTTAATTAGATTAATTGATATATATTTTAACGATGAAGAAAAGAACCCTTAACGAATACCGACAAGTTAAAGACTCTGTTTATACTCACATTTACGAGGATGAGTTAAAGACTAATAAAATACTTAGTTACATACTAAAAAAGTATTGTGATAAATACCCAAACGATAAAGACTTAGGACAACAAATTAGAAAACTTATAAACGATGGCACTAAACGCAAATAAAAAAGGAAAAAATTTCGAGAGAAAAATAGCAAACGAATTAAGCAAAGAGTTTAACTGTAAAATTCGAAGGACTCCGCTTTCAGGCGGGATGGATTTTAAAGGAGACATTCTTTGTATTGACGATAACTCTATTATGTCAGAGTTTTCGTGGGAGTGTAAGAATCAAGAGAAGTTAAATATATGGAAGGCTCTCGCTCAGTCTCGTAATGATGCTCCTCGCAATACTATTCCTTTGGTTTGCTTTACGAAAAATTTTGAGTTAGATTATGTCGCTATTGAGTTCAACGACTTTGTTAATATTGTAAAAGAATTAGAAGAGTTAAGAAATGAAAGAAACATTAAATAGAATAGCTGATATTATAGACGACTATAATACTACCGACATCTTTGACGGTCAGACGCTAAACAACCAATTAAAACAACTTACGTCTATGTTGTACCACGTTGAGACCATAAGAACGAAAGCTCATCAAGACTTTGAGTCTGTTATACATAAGAAAGTTAATGAAGGTTTTAGCGTAGCAAGGGCAACAAACGAGGCTAACGTTGAAGTCCCTGAGATGTATAGACTAAGAAGATTATTAGAGTCAGGCTATAGAGTAGCCGATTCAATGAGAACTAACATAAGTTTTTTAAAGTCTGAAATGTATAATGTTCAAAAAGATTATTAATTTTACAAAATGAACAACAAGCTTATTAAAAAAATAGAGAATTTTATTTTGTTTATTGGTAGAGAATACCGAGTTGTTCAAATAGAAGATTTTAAACAGGATATTATCTTACTCTTATTAGAAAAGGGCGAAGACTTTATTCTGCAATTAGATAGCGAGAACAGTATTAAAAAATATATCTATAAGCTTTGTTTATTTCAAATAATAAACGAGAGAGGACAGTATCAAAAAAAGTATTATATACCCGCTCACTTTCAAGACTTAAAAGACATAGACACTTACTCAAATACTTGCTTTAAAGATGAGGTCTTAATTGAATTAGTGGACTCACTATCGGGATTAGATAAGATACTTATTGAGCAGTTATTAATTTGCAGAGGCATTAAGTCTTGTCTGTCTGAGAAAAGCAAAATATCAAACTCAACTATCAATTTTAAAATAGATGAGTTATCAAAAAGAATTAAACAAAAATGGCAATTAAACGAATTTTATGGTTGAGATAATTTTAATAATAACACTAACAACAGCCTGGACAGATTACGCTCGTCCAATGCTTTATATATTAGACTACAAACCTTTTAACTGTAGTTTCTGCCTAACGTTTTGGCTTTCGATAATAGTATTTATTATAACTTTTAATCCTATTGTGTTGTCGAGTTCGTTATTTTTACGTATAATAGAAAGACGATTATTATGAACGCTAAACAAGTAATTAAAATATATAAGTTAACAAGTGCTTTTCCATCAACTATAGGAATAGACTTTTTAAAGAGTGAGTTAGAACCAATATTGAAAGAAATAAACCCTGACACAAGAATTAGTTGGGCCTGTAATAGTTGCGTAAAAAATCAAATGTCGCAGTTGTACGGTTGGATGTTAAGACAAGAAGAAACAGAAAAAAAAGTAGTAAAAAAGAAAACAGTTAAAAAGAATGTCAGAAAACAAACTCGAAAGAAAGGGAAAGGTTAGCTATGGCTACTTTATAGACGAAGAAGGTCTATTCTATTACTCAGAAATGAACGGAGAAGTTTACGAGATGTTTGATATTAACGGAGTGTCTTCAATGACATTAAACGATAATTATGATTTTAATATTTTAGAATTAGCATATATATATAATTTAGATGAACTGGATAGAGAAGACGAACTATAACACAGAAATGATGAAACGAAGACTTACATACAACGGAAAGCAAGTCTATATTAAAAAACTAAAAAGCAAATACGCTTTAGTCTCCCACTATAAAGAGGGAAACATTAAACAGTTTAAAGTTAATATAAAAGACTTAGCTGACATATGAGGCTAACACCCAAAGAGATTGAGGAGCAAAAGAAACTTCACGGAGCTGAAGCGGTTAACTTCTTTGTGCGGTTTATGGAGGCTAGAGAGAAGTGGAGAAGACTACCCGATTATTTTATTAAAGATGTGATTTTAAATAGTGACGATATTAGAACTAATAAAAACCTTAGAGGAGGAAATAATAGAACAAACAAACGGAAAGTTCAAAAGCTCCTGGGAGATAGAGCGGCTAAAATTAGCAGCAGAAAGAAAGACGATGCCTAAATGGGTTAGAGATTTAATTAAGAAGTATGAGCAAAAAGCTAACACCTAAACAAAGAAAATTTGCTGAAGAGTATGTTAACACAGGCAACGCTTCAGAGGCTTATAGACGAGCTTATGATGTTAGAGAAAACACTAAGTTAGAGACTATTGCAACAAAGGCGAGTCACCTCTTAGCAGAGTACAATATTAGTACAATGGTAAAAGAACTGCAAACACAACAGGCTGAGTCTTTTCAAATCACACGGAAGGACGTAGCTGAGGGTTATTTTAAGATGATTAAATCCTGGGAGTATCTTATGGACTTAGCAGCAAAAGAAAACCTCTCAAAAGAGCAGAAAGCGAAGTTCTATTTATTAAAAGAAATGGTGAAGGGTTCTGACTATAGAGGAGCATACGATTCAATTGCAAAGATGTTCGGACTCAACGCACCTGACAAGCAGGAGATAGAGCAGACTGTACACAATATTAATATCAATATAAAGCGTGGAAGCGACTGAGATATTTGAGCGTAACTATGACAGCGAATCTAAAATCGTAGTTAATCGAGGAGGGACTAGAAGTAGTAAGACCTGGTCTTTGAATCAATTATGTGCTTTGTGGTTGATTAGTGGCAATTACGGAGAGGGTCAATATTGCAACGAGGGTGTATGGACGACAGTAAGAAAGTATAGGACAAACTTAGACGGAACAGTTGTCAGAGACTTTGAAGATATATTGAAAGCTGAGGGTTGGTATAATTTAGTTGACCACAACAAGACTAAGAAACAATACAGAGTAGGAAAGAGATTAGTTGAGTTTATTGGAGCAGATGACGAGCAGAAATTGAGAGGAGCTAAAAGGAATATATTATACTGTAATGAAGCAAACGAATTAGAATACAAACAGGAGTTCTTCCAGTTGTTAATGAGGACAGAGAATAAAATCTTTATTGACTTCAACCCTGACGATGAACAAGTATGGATTAATCAGGAGCTAGAGATTAAGCGTTCTAATGAAGTCGGAGACGTTGAGGTAATAGTATCTAACTATAAAAACAATTCATTCTTACCTAAGTCACTAATAAAAGAAATTGAATACCTACAGCAAACAGATAAGGAGTTTTGGAAGATATACGGATTAGGAGAGTATGGCAATATAAGCGGGTTGATATATGAGAATGTTAGATACGTTGACAGGATGCCTGACGTTAAACTCGTAGCTTATGGATTAGACTTCGGTTATAGCTTAGACCCTGCAGCTTGTTTGGCTGTTTACAAACGAGATAAAGATTTGTATTTAAAAGAGATAGTTTACGAGAAAGGGTTAACTAATCAGGACCTAGCT